CCTCATCATCAGTAATTAAATGCTCCCATTGACTTGAAACACTCTCAAAATTTGTTGTGATAGATTCCCAATGACTTTCTGTTCCAGCCATATCACCAGTACATGCTATCTGCTCTGAGGAATAATCCTGATGTACTTTTAAATTCTTTGCCTCTTGAATAGAAAATCTATTCTTAGGTCTAGTTGCCATAGTATCTCTCCCCTTTTAATGAAAAGATAGAATGGTAAAAATCTCATCAGTACCTTCATCACTCTTCAATTCTATTTGGTCTACAATAAGACCAGAGATAGTTAAAGGGTAATCATTATAGAGAAGTTTTATTTCATCCCCATATGTACCACTAATTTTTAATTTTAAACTAATAACATCAGTTGCATCATTAGTGCTATAAGGGACTATAAGAATTTCTTTAGCTGGGCCATCCCCACTTGAAATCCAATTAGTTCCTTCAACATATGTAGTTGCACATGTTATTTGTTCTGAAGAATAGTTTTCGTATACTTGGAGATTACTTGATTCTGCGACTGTAAATTTATTTAATGGATTCGTTGCCATATTTTTCTTCCTTCTCTAAGGACTGACCGTCCGTGAATGAGTTATAGTTAAAAGCTTGTTAGGGGCAAGTCCTTTATACGACCTGCCCCACAGTAAGCAATCCTGTTAACCTTTATTTATTCAGGTTTAACTTATGGTAATGTGTGCAACATCATGTGCTACCGCATTGGCATAGAAATATACACCATCACAGAACAACTCGCATTTATCGCCAAGCTGTGAACCACTAATGAATACTATTTCGTCAACTGCTGTTGAATCTGTGGAAGAACCTGCTCCACCATCTCCACCAGAAGTATATCCAACAATAGTATCTTCATCTGTATTATTAGCTATAGTAACTGCGTTACTGCCAACATCTACATTGATGAATGTCACACTCCAACCTGCACCTGCTGTAGCTGCTAAAGGTAGAGTAATTTCGTATGCACCACTATCTTGGTCAATACCAAATACTTTTCCTGAATCAGCAGCAGTTAAAGTACGAGCTACAGTAATAACTTCATACTGATTAAGCTGGTCGCTTACACCACTATTTTTATTTAAGACATCACTTCTCATAACTTATCTCCTTATGCTTCAACGTTATACAACATATGAGTTTCTGGAAGAGTTACTTCTAAACCAGCTTCGGTTAGAATCATATCTTTCCGCAAATCTTCATCTGCCTGTTGAACGTTAGTTGTTATTGAAGTGTCTCTATTTACACCATTTCCAACAAGTGGTCGATAAGACACATGGTCTAAATCAACCAATGCTAAATAACCAGTTGAAAATCCTCTAAATAAAGGTTCTTTAATCATTGACATGCTACCATATACAGTATCAATTTTCATCAAGCTATGCCCGAATGAACCTTGAATCTTCTGAATATCGTATTCAAAGCTATCAGTTCCTCCATCAAGGTTAGCAGTATTTTTAGAAAATCCAGCTAGCTTGTTAAAGTATGTGATAACTCTAAAGCCCGCAAGGGCGAGTTTGTTACTTGAACCACCACGAGCAGGGTCATAAACAACCTCAAAGTCAGAAAGTAGTCGGTCATATGTCAACTCTGATTGAGCACAACTTCTAAAGTATGGTGCTCCAGATGAATAAGATAATGCTGCGTCTGCAACACTAGCTGTACCATTTTTAACAATATGTCCTACAATACCTTCTGTGTAATTGATGTTACTTTGACTTGCACGCTGTCCAAACAACATTGCACGTTCTATGTCAACTTTATGCTCTCTCAATTTGAGATTCCAAATACGTTGCCATTCGTCTGCATAGCCACGATAAACAGTAGCACGAGCTGTATTACTCATCTCTGCTGCTGTCTTAAAGATTTGGGTATACCCATAATCATTATCGAGTTCTTCCATCCAAACATCTGGCGAACCAGAACCTTCCTCAAAAGACGTACCAACCACCTGACATAATACATCATCCGCTGGAGCTTCAGCTCCATCAATAGCAGATATAGTTCTACCTGTAAAAGTAGTACTTGTACCTGTATCAACAGGAGCAGATTCAACGCGAACAATGATAGTCTCTGGTGAATTGTCTTCTTTATAATCAACAGCAAACACCATGCCCTTAATAAGCCAATCTATTGAAGCAGCTGGTGTTGCAGCATCAGTAACAGTATATGTTAATGTGCTTCCAGCAGCAGGAACAGAATGACTTCCATTAAGTACAAAGGCTCTATCAGACCATGAAACTTTTGTTCTGTCTTCTAAGAATCTAAATTGAGGGTCAGTAGTTGGCACTTTTGCTACTTTTGAAAGGTACACAAAGAATGGAGACTCTTCTGGTTTTAAATCAGCGACCCTATCGCTAAAATCGTACAGTCTACGTGTGCTTAAACTTGCACTATCCGTAGTTGCACCACCAGGAGTCGCAAACTTCACTGTACCTTGATTAACAGTTGCCATTTTTACTTCTCCTTATTTATTATTTAAAATACATCGCTTCGTTTTCCAGCATCCACAACCCTATCCCATATATCATCTAGTTCAGTTTTTCTTTTTGGTTGTTCACCAGCAAGAATACCAGCAGGCGTTGGAGCTTGCTGATTCTGTCGTATTTGGTCTAAGGGATTAGGAGCTTGTGCAGCTAGATTGTCAGCATTAACAGCTCGATACATCTTTACAACGTTTGTGAGTCCGTATTCGGCAGGATGTTTATTGACGAAATCCATAAACTGGGGAAGCTCTTCTTTTGTAACTAAGCCCTCATTGACGACTTGGTTTTGAAGTTGAGCCTGTCCCATTTGTTTTTGGAGTCCACCTAAACGCTGCTCCACACGAGCATCAATACGCTCGTCATCTTGCTGTTCTCTATACTGATACGATTTAGATTTGGGGTCATTAAAGGCTTCCCAGGGGTCGAATTCGTCCTGACTCATTTCAACACGTTGTGGGCCAATTGGCTGACCACCCTGATTGTTTTGAAGTTGTCCCATTAAGTTCTGGACTAAATCAGGTCGTGATTCCAACATTTTACCCACCTTTTCGTATTTCTTGAGCTGTTCGTTTTCAGCACTAAGTTTATCCGCCCTTGACTGATGGTATCTTGAAGATTCCTCTTCAGCCACATCTTGCGAACTCTCAACACTTTCGACTCCTACATCTTGCCCTACATTATCCTCAACGAGTTGACCTTCAGGAAATTCCTGTTGGTTCTCATTTTGATATGCGTCATTTTCCATGAGATTACTCTCCTTTCTTTTGCGATTTCTGGAGCTTTTCTTGAGCTTGACCACGTAAACGTAATTTCTCATTCTCCAGTTTCACCGCATTTGTCAGTTTACCCACTGCAAGCTCAGAGCCTTTCTTAGATTCAAGTTCGCTCTCTTTGAGTTTGCCTTGGAATTTTGCAATTTCAACTCTCTTCTTATCATGAACAGATTCCCTTTCAGCAGTTTGTAAATCACCTTTAAGTTTTTTAATCTGCTCACCTGCCTGCTTGAGTTGTTGTTGTAATTTTGCAACAGCATCAGTTCTTTGTAGAACTCCCTGTTTATCAAATATATCTGTTTTCTTCAATGCTTCAACCTTATCTATAAGTCCTGCTTGATATGCTTCCATATAAATATTCCATTCAGCCCATTTATTAGAAGGCATGGTAGAGTTACCTATAACACGAATGTCAAAACTATTAAGTGTTATATCATTCTCAATAGATTGTAATTCTTTTGACTTGTCATCAACAAGCCTCTTATTTACTGTATATTCATCAATATCATTATTAGGTTGAACTATTCTAAATGTCTTCTGGTAAGTATAATGAGAACGAGAAAGAGCATATATAACTTTTCCAAGTCTCTTTAAACTTGCCTCAATATCACGAAGTTTTGATTTACTCCGTCTCTGACCAAAATCTTCTAACATCATTGTAGCGGAGGATGTTCTAGGAGCAGCTTCAGCATTTCCCTGTTGCATTTCAAATATACCCATATTAAGGTCTATATAATGCTCAATCATTTGAGGTAACTGTAGTATTGAACCAGCAAGTGGTTGTGGAGATGGAAAGTGGGGTTCTCCAAAACTAGCATCATATTCGATAGTAGCATTAGGATTTGCCCAATCCCTCTCTAATTCCTCTATATCCTGTATAGAACCTTGTGGCACTAAAAGTTTCAGCCCCGAAGCTGCTTGTGCATGAGAGGTAATAAGAGACATAGTTTTGTTTAAAAAACGCTGGAAGTCCTTATTCTTCCTAACGTCACCCATAGGATAAGGAGTATTAGTCCATATATTCGGGACTGGGACTATCGGGTAAATATCCGTATCAAGAACGGACTCATACAACATAACTTGTCCTACACAACAGCTAACTCTAATTCTTGTTTGTTGAACCTGTACAAGGTCTACAAGTTTAGCTTCAAATGCTTTTGCTATATCTGGGTCTTGTAAATACTTTTCTAAAGCAGCATCATCAAGAACTGCTTCTTGACCAGTCCTCATATCCACTACACGATAATATGGAACTTTTACCTTTTCAAAACTTTCTATTAGTCTATACTTCTCAGAAGCTGAAGTTCCATAATCATAATCTTTTGTAATATCAGGAGTAAAAGACCTGCTATTATATTCTTGTGTAGAATCGGGATAATCTCCATCTGTATAATCAACGCTCTCAACCTCATCAATAAGCATCTTTCCAGCTTTTTCATCACTAATTTCCGCAAGTTGCGGATACATATTTAAAAGCTGAGCCTTTGTAAGTATAGTAGAAAGCATCATACCAGCGGAATCATCAAACCATTTATTTCTACTGTTAGGGTCTACTACAATTCTAAAAGGGTCTACATAGGTAAATTTAACTTCGCCCCTACCATAATCAGCTTCTCTATCAATATAGGCATAGAAATAGCCAAGACCAGTAACAGCATAATCATGAACGACCTGTTTAAAAACTTCGTCACCATCTGATAAATCCCATATATATTCTAATATTGTTTTCCATACATTTGCAAGCTTGTTATCAGAGTCCTCTCTTGGAACAGCAGAGAACTTAGGAGGCTTAGATGTCATAATAGCTTTAAACTGCTCAATAGCAGAATAAAGCCTATCTATTGGAGTATGTGACTGATTGCGCTCTGCCAATACGCTTGCCTCATTAGCAGTAAAATGGTTGCCTAAGTAGAAATCTATATCCTCTCTGGCTTGT